AACTTCTGAATCATGTTACGGAAGAAAGCATCAGTAAACACGTCACTTGCGTCCATTGTGTCGTCAGTGTACTGAGTCGTCGTACCGTTGTCGTTGAAGAAAGCACCGGTGTGCTGGTAGTCAGTAGGAGCTACTGAACCAGAGAACACAACTGAACCACCGTCGCCAAAACCAGTACCACAAGAGTGGAGGTCAGTGTCGATCTTAGTAGCCAGAGCGTAGCCAGCGTCTTCAGTGTAGAACTGTCGTAAGCTGTTTAAAGCTTGTACTTCAACGATGTCTTCGATGAGTCGTGAGTACTCAAAGTGACGATCGATGTCAACAGTCAGTTCGCCTTCAGTGTTGGCAATGATAGTAACTGCAGTATCAGCAGCCTTAGCATTTGCGTCACCACGTACGGGCTTAGGGATGTGAAGCTTGTCGCCCTTCTTGCCACTCATAGCGAGCTTCTTGACAAGAGGTGCCATCTTCAGGTTCTTTTGGTAAGCAGCGATAATCTCGTCACTCCAGATTTCTGGAATAAACGTTGCCGCTTCCGTCTTTGCAGTATTACCCGCTGCTCCGGGATATGTAGCAGTAGCCATTAGTCTTAATCTCCTTTAGATTATTTGACTCGACCCTCGCTATAAGCTCTTAAGATTTCCTCTGATAAAGCTTGGTAACGCTCAGGGTCTGTTCTCATTAGTTTAATAATGTCGGCCCTACGATACACTTTCTTACGACTACCTTCAGCACTGCCTCGTGCATTGCCTGTGTTGGCTGCCTTGATCTGCTGCTTACGTGCTTGTTTTTCAACTTGCACTGTCTGCTGTGCTACTGTCTTACGCTCCTTCCAGAGTGAAAACAGTTCGTCAGCAGCTTCCGCATCGTATCGCTGGTCAGCGTCTACAAACAATTTAGTCCTAATCTTTGAAGCTTGTATCCACTCAGCAAACTTAGGGTCCTGAAGGATCTCCTGCATGTCTGGATGCTTATTATTAAGCGTTGCCAGAGATGATTGTTTTTTGTACTGAGCAGTGTACTCCTGAGCTTCTCTGATCTTAGGATGATTCTCAATAGCACGATTGACTGCTGCTTGAGGGTCTGTAAAGTAATCTATATCGTCTTCAGGCTCAACTTGTTGTTGAGGTGCTGTTGGTGGTGTCTGACTAGAAATGTAGTCGTCTACTACCTTACGAAGTTCTCCTACTTCAGAGGACTGACGACCTAAAAGCTTCTCAGCTTCTTGGTGCATCTGTACTACTTCTTCTAAGGACTTGCCTTGGTACTTCTCTGGTACTGTAGGTTCTTCTACTTGAGGTTGCTCAACTTCGTGTTGAATCTCTTGTTCTTCGTTTTCTATGGTTTCTTCTGCATTTGCCTCTTCAGGTTGCACGTCAACCATCGTCGCTTTAGACATAATTAAACTCCGTGAACTTAGTCATTATGGAGATGAGTTTGATCTACCTGCTTGTTCGTGTTCTTTTACCCACTTCATGTGTCTACCGGGAAAGTCCCCAGTGTGTCCATCAAGTATAAAAGCCGGGGCAGACAGCATTTTTGTAGCACTGGCACCACACTTGCACCTACCTACTTCGGTGCCAGAGTCTACGAACTGTTCATATACGTGTCCGTTGTCACAACGAAAGTCGTATACTTTAATCATCTACTTCTTCTTCTTCTTCAGCTTGATCTCTAGCTGCTTCAATAGTTGCCTGTAAGTTAATTACAGAAGCTAAAGATGCAACTTGACCCTTTCTAAATAAGAAGTCTTCAGTGTCCTTAACTGTCTGAATGTCAGCTAAAGTTACTGCATTATTGGAAAGCTCTTGAATGAGTTGTTTGAAACCTTCAGAATTGAAGAGTTCGTTGTAGTTGTTGAAGTAAGTTTCAAGCTCAGGCTTCATAGTTTCCCTTTGTTTATACTACAGTTATAGTATAGCATGTTTTTAGTTAAAAGTCAAGTATTATTTAGTAGCCCTTTTTCATAGGCTTTTTCTTGGGTTTGGGCTTAGATTTAGCCTTTGGTTTTGCTGGTTTAGACTTGTACATCATAGCTTTCTCCTTAGCTGTTTTAGAAAGTTCGTCTAAGTGGAACAGTTTTTTAGAAGTTGCACCGTGGGAAGCACCTGAATGTACTTCACCATTGGGCATCTTGTGTGTGGCACCTGTGTGTTTTGTTCCGTCTCTGAAGTAATGAGGTACGCCTTTAGCCATCATTTCTTCCTCTTTTTGGCTGTTTTGGCTGCTTGTTTGAAAGCTTTTGCGGTGGGTGCACCTTTGGAACCCGGTTTACGCATCTTCTCCTTGCTACCTGCAGCGATTCGCTTACGTTTAGCGTGGATGTTCTCATATAGACCTGCCACTACCACTTCTCCTTGTTTGACCAGTACGCTGCTGACATTTTACCTTTTGCAATATTCTTTGCATGACGAGCTTTAAATGACTTGCGTCTGGCTTTATCTTTCTCAGACTTAGGGGCTTTACCCGCACCGCTGACTCCCTGTTGTCCAAACCTAATAGTTTTAACCTTGTCACCTTCTTTGGCAACTACTACGTGCGACTTAGTGGGATGATTAGGAGTCCTCTTCGGCTTGTTGTAGCCGCTTACTCCTGCTCTTTCCAGTCTTGGGTCCTTCTCCCTTGGCATTATTGATTTCCTCTAGTTGGCGTGTCAAGTCCTCTAACTGCGCCCAACGGGGTTGGAGAAACTTGTCTACTTGGTTCAGGAGAACTTGGAGTTCTTTGTCTGTCAACATTTTCTTTACCTTTAATTTGTCGTTCTTTTAGAAGAGTGTCTGCAACACGCATACGGCGTTCAAACTCTTTGTCTTCTGCGTCTCCTTCACGGAGGTTCCTAGTGACTGCGTTGATACGGTCAATCTCTAGCTCCATAGGTACAGCCTGTGCCTCAGCAGCCAGCTTAGAAGCCCTAGCAGCAGACTCTTGAGCCTGTGCGCCTAGTGCTGCTGTCTGGGACTGCTGGAACTCAAGCTGCGCCTGTTGTGCTGCCTGTGCCATCTGCTGTGCTTCTGGGTTAGGCTGCATCGCTTGTTGCATTGCTGCAATAAGTTCTTCACGGTTAGACAAGTTCATGTTGTCTATGATGGACTGGATCAGCGTGTTGTACAACGGTGAGTCTTTTTGCATAGTCTGTAGTAGTTGTACAAGCTGTGTGACTTCGTATTCCCTTGCGATGATACCTAGGCTGCTAGTGGCGTTGAACTTGTAGTCAGCAACAGGGTAGTTCTCAGGGTCAAACTGCATGTAACGGTAGGCTGCCTTCTTGACAAAAGGTATCAGGAAAGACTGCTGGAAATTAATCAGTGTACGCTTATGGCGCTTAATGATAGCACCAAGAGACATACTAATGCCAGCAGCCGTTGCTTCTCCATTGACTGAACCCGCAATGCCAGCAGAGTCCACGGCACCAGTAGCTTGTTGTACCATCTGCTGTAAAGCACTTGCCTGTGCAAAAGTGATCTGACTGACCTGACCAAAGTTAAACGGTTGTAGAACTTCACGAGGATCTCCACTGGTTAGAATCATTTTACCCGGACGTACTTCAGGTTTAGCACCTCGTGGTAACCTAGTGGCGTCCACAGCCAGCATGGGATGAATCGTAAGGCTCAGGGCGTCAATCCTAGCTCGTAACTCAGTGTCAAGAGCTTTCTGTGAGTTGTAACCTTTTTCACATACGCCACGACCCCAGAACCTTCCGGGTACTACGTCCCACGGGAAAGCAACTACAGGTCTGTCCTGCATCATGTAAGGGTTAGCCTCTGCTTTCAACAGGACTCCACCATTGGCAATCACAACTACTGCTTCTACGTACTTAGACTTAGATTCAGAACCCGTGAGTTCTACTTCTTCTTCGTCTTCTTCTTTTGTAGCATTGTCCAGCAGTTCTCGTGGCACTAAACCGTAGTACTTCGTAAGACGCACTTTGTCGTCACTGTAAATCGTGATGTCTTGGTCAGGCTCTAAGTCAGAGTCAGGAGCAGCACTACCGACGTAAACGTCCTTGTACACACCTTGTTCCTGCAGCAGTTCCACCTGATGTAAGCTCACGAACTCGTCAATGGCTACACCCATGGCTTCCTCAACACTGGTGGCCACTGGGTCAATCAGGAAGTTCTGAGGCAT